CTTAAATGTAAAAAGAGAGAGTGGATGTGCACTTGTTGGAAAATATTAAGGAGATAAAATATGCCAAAAGACGCTTGTTATTATAAAGTAAAAGCTAGATATAAGGTTTTCCCATCAGCTTATGCTTCTGGAGCCATTGCAAAATGCAGAAAAGTAGGTGCAGCAAACTATGGAACTGGTGGTAAAAAGAAGAAGACTAAGAAAAAAGCAGAAGGTGGAGTAATCATGTTAAATAATGGTGGAGCCACTATGCCAAAAAACAACAGAAAACGCTCTGCTAAAAATAAGAATATAGCACGTGGTTGTGGTGTTGTTATGAGAAGAAAAGAAACGTTTTACGCATAATGGCAGTTAGAAAGACAAAAGCTGGTTTAGCACTTAAACGATGGTTTAAAGAAGATTGGAAAGATCAAAGAACTGGTAAGAAGTGTGGCAGACAAAAAGGTGAGAAAAGAGGCACTCCTTATTGTAGACCTACCAAACGTATTTCTAAAAAAACACCAAAAACAGCATCAGAGATGACAGCGTCTGAAAAACGTAGTAGAATAGCACAGAAGAAGAGATTAGGGCAACCCGCAGGTAAGCCAAGAAGAGTGAAAGCTTTGAAAAGGAGAAAAAAGTGAATAAAAAAACACAACTAAATAAAGCCATTCAGAAAGTTAAAAACAAAACTAATAATAAAAAAACCACAAAAAAGAAAAAATTACCACCTGCACTTCAAGCTTTTTTAGATAAAAAGAAAAAGAAAAAAGCGAAAGGTTAAAGAATGACAACCTCAAACTCAAGAGATTTTAATTTAGATGTAGCTGAAGCCATAGAAGAAGCTTATGAACGTTGTGGTCTAGAAATGAGAACAGGATACGATGCAAGAACTGCACGAAGATCCCTTAACATCATGTTTTCAGAATGGGCAAATAGAGGTCTTAACTTATGGACTGTAGAGCAAGCAACACAAGCTTTAACATCTGGCACTGCAACCTATCAGTTTACAACAGATTATACAGATTTACTTGAGGTTGTCATAAGAAGGGGTGGCACAGATTTTTCTTTATCTAGAATGTCTCGAGGAGATTATTTAAATTTACCTAACAAAGATCAAACGGGTAGACCAAGTCAATATTACTTTGATAGAAAAATTACACCTTCTTTAATTTTGTGGCCGACACCAGACTCTAGTTCAGATAGTTTGGTTTACTACTATGTCCGTAGAATACAAGATGCAGATACACTTCAAAACACAACTGATATTCCGTTTAGATTTTTACCTTGTTTAGTTGCAGGACTTGCTTATTATATATCTATGAAAAAAGCACCCGATAGAATACAGATATTAAAAAGTGTTTATGAAGAAGAATTTCAAAGAGCAAGTGATGAGGACGAAGATAGAGTGCCTCTTAAACTTACACCAGATATTAAATACTTGAGAGTTTGATGGCTAGATTTGCAAGTAACAAAAGAGCATTTGGATATTCGGAACGTTCTGGTTTTCGTTATAAACTTAGAGACATGAGAAAAGAATGGAATGGATTAACTGTTGGTTATGATGAATATGAGCCAAAACATCCACAGTTAGACCCTATTCGTGTCGGACCAGATCCACAAGCTCTTAGAAATCCCAAGCCAAGAGTAGAATTTATTAATGAAAAAATTACTATACCTATATTTGATTTAAATACATTAGTTTTTAATCCTACACCGAAAGCAACGGGTGAAGTTGGAACAGTTACAGTGAGTGTATCATGAGTTTTACTTTAACAACATTAACAGATTCAATTAAGGAATGGACAGAAAATGATGAAACAACATTTGTTGCAGAAATTCCTTTTTTTATAAAAAACGCAGAAGAAAGAATATTAAAATCTGTTGACTTAGATTACTTTAGAAAAAACGTTACAGGAGTTATGACGAGCGGTAACAAGTTTTTACAAAAACCAAGTGATTATTTAGCAACTTTTTCATTGTCTTTTGTAAGTAGCAGTGAGAATGTTTTTTTATTACAAAAGGACGTAAATTTTATTCAAGAGTATAATCCGAACCCTTCCACTACAGGTATACCAATTTATTATGCTCAATTTGATGTGGATAACTTTATTATTGCACCAACACCAAACGCAAATTTTTCAGTAGAATTACATTATTATTATAGACCAGCATCTTTAACTACAGATGATTCTGGTACAACATGGATAAGTACAAATGCACCAGATGCATTGTTATATGCTTCATTAGTTGAAGCCTATACGTTTATGAAAGGGGAAAACGACTTAATCCAACTATATACTTCTAGATACGCTGAGTCTCTTGCTAGACTAAAAAATTATGCAGAAGGCAGAAATTATTCAGATAGTTATAGAGATGGATTAGTTCGACAACCAAAAACTTAATGAAATCAAAAAATAAAAGTATAGCAATAGTTGCTTTAGGCAACAGTTTCAACGAATACATTTTAGCTAAAATACGAAGCGAAAAGTTTGATGAAGTATGGACTATTAATTCTATGTCTGGTGTAATTTATCACGATAAGTGTTTTATGATGGACCCACCATCAAGATTTCTTGATACGCCTAACGCTGGTAAACAAACAAATATCATGCAAGAAAGACTAACAAAAAAAATGGACATACCTATCTATTCTTGTACTCTAGATAAAAGATGTCCAGACGTAATAGAATATCCTTTACAAGAAGTCATACATAAAAGTGGCTATGCCTATTTTAACAATACTGTGTCTTATGCCATTGCTTATGCAATTATACAAAATATTACAGATTTGCATTTATATGGGATAGACTTTACACACAAAGATGTTGCTTTTGCAGAAGCTGGTAGAGCTTGTTGTGAGTTTTGGTTAGCCATAGCTATATCAAAAAAAATTAAAATACATATAGCTCATAGCTCTTCTTTGTTAGATATGAATGTACCAGATGATCAAAAATTGTATGGGTATCATAGATTAGATGATCCACTTGTATCTACTGCAACAAACGGAAATATGTTAATAACTAAAAAATCAAAACTAGAACCACCAGAACCCTTAGATTCAAAACCTAATCTTATTGGTAGAGAAGACATACCTGGTGTTAGCTATGAGGAGAAAAAAGATGTTTAAATTATTAACAGAAAAGGATGTAAGTTTTTTATCTTATAATATTAGAAAAAATTGTTGCGATGAAATGGATATGACAGCAGAGGAAATAATTGACAATACAAATTTATGGATGGAGCCGTGTGTCCCCAGTAGTAGTTCATGGTTTCAATCATTAAAAAAAGCTACAAACTGTTTTAATCCTTTAACTGTTTTCGATTATATGAAGCAAAGTAACATGGCTGTTGCAAGTGCAAATAAGTCAGATTACTATCGGCCTACAATGAAAACTTGTCCAGGAATAACAGGTTTATTTAAATCAACAATACTTTTAAAAGCTCCTATAGATATTAATATTTTTATCAAAGATGAGGGACAGGACAGTTTTATTATTAATAAATCATTGTTTCCTGCAATGTTGGAAATACACACTCACTATAATAATCAATTTTCTACTGGTAATGACAGATTCAAAAATTACAGAAATTTAAAATTTTGTTACCCTTTCGTAGTTTCATCATCACATTCATATATATTTACAACACCTTATTGGCACAATGAATTACCTTTTGATGTAGCACTAGGCGGATCTTTTAATGTATATAAAGAACATAGTGGTTTACAACTCAATGTGTTATATAAGATGGATACGACTAAACAAATAAACGAAATAAATATAAAAAAAGGCACTGTTTTAGGATATATGGTATTCCCTCATCCCGTAAAACTTAAAGTAGATAAGAATTTAAAACAAAACGTAAAATTCACTCATTTTAAAAATGGAGCAGTCTCATAATGTTTAATGTCAATGTATCACAATTAGGAAGTGTAGTTGTTAAAACCTCAGAACAAGGAGGTTTAAGCAATGAACAGATAGCCGATCTTGCCGTTGATAAAATCGCAAGTGTATCAGAGGATGCACCTCCACATTTAAAAGAGCAAGCCAAACTATTTAAAGAACAACTTAAAGGAATAATCCATCATTATCTTCTCTTGGCAAGAAAAGAGGAACGTGCTAGTATTATTCAAGCCTTGCGATCAAGTGGTCAAAAGGAAACGGCTGAATATATAAGGAGACTCTAATATGGCTATAACACAAGCAATGTGTACTTCCTTCAAACAAGAGTTAATGTTAGGTACACACAATTTTGCCACTAATGGCAATGCGTTTAAACTTGCACTCTATGCAGAAGGTGGT